GTCAATGCTGAACTCAATGTAGATTGTGTTTTCGCCCACTGCTTTCCTCGTCAGGCTTAGATTGGCTGAACTTCAGGTACGCTCGATCCATGGCCTTGATCTTGCGCAGGAAGCTCATGCGTTGAGCCAGCGGAATTCTGAACATCTCCGCGTAGTGGTGAATTTCACTGATCGGTATGGGTCCGGCGCCGCCCATCGTGAACCTTCGCGAGTCGGACAGAAACCAGAACGCTTCGTAGTCGAGTTGTAGGTCGGGATAAAGTGCCGGCTTTTCGTCCAGGGCCGGCACTTCGTTCCCTTCCGCTTTGAGCTTGTAAAACCACTGTGCCCACTCCCCATACTCCAGGGTCCAGCACAGGGCGGCAGTTAGTTTTTTTCCGACGCGTCCTGCACGTTGCTTCGGAACTGAGACATGTCCGTGGCCGTGGTCATGATCATGCCCATCAGCCGCTTGTACTTCAGGATCGCTTCCAGCTTGTTCTCGAACGTGGCCGGAATCGGCTTGCCCTTCTCGTCGATCACGCCGCTCCAGTCCAGCAGGATGCTCTCCGCGATGATCTCGGCAATGACCTTTTCATGCTGAGCCTCGTTGAACCGCGTCTGCTCCAGAAGATCGGAGCGCTTGCGCTGGGCCGCGTTGTGCTTTGGGGTGCCTGTGGCGGCGATGATCATGACAACCTTATCGCCTTTCTTGTTGTAGCCGACTTCCTTGCGGACGCCCTGGACAGCCAGGTCGTCGTTGATCGAATAAATTTCGTCCAGTGTTTCAAACATGATTTAATCCTTTCTAATGGTTATGTAGCCGGGGTTTTGGTCAGAACGATGGATGCGTCGTCGCTTGGATCGTACAGACCCTCGAAGGTCATGGACGCCATGACGTCCTGGTTCTTGCCGGAGCTGTTAATCTTCGCAGCCGTGTACTTCAGGTTCGGGATCTCGAACTTATACGAGTTGTTGGCCGCGTCCGTCACTGTGAATTCCAGTGCGCTCGCGGTGCCGGCCTTGTACTTGTCCCAAATGTCGTTGTTGGCAAAGTACGCCTCGATGGACCCGGACACGGCACATTCGCCTACGCCGATCTCGATCGTGCCGTTGTGACCGATCGCCGGCTTGCCTCGCAGGTTGTTGTTGATCGTGAGCTTGATGGATCGCAGATACACTCCGGACAGGGCCTCGTCGCCTTCCTTCAGGGTGCCGACGTTCGAGGTCGCATTGAACGGAGTCGTGGTAGTCGCAGCCGCGCTGTTGTCCGCCTTGCAGACGATGTCCCAATACTCAGCTGCGGTATGCCCTGTCGCTGCGGCGAACGTGACGGTAACTCCGTTGTCCAGCTCCTGAGCAATACCGGCGGTCATGGCAACGCTGGGAGTTGACCATGTGCTGCCGCCGTCCTTGGACCATTTAAACGTATCCGCCGGTGCTATCACAGTATCGATCTGCACGCGGTAGGTGATCTCCGTGCTGCCGGTATACGTGCCGCCCGAGGTGCAATCGTTCAGGCCGACACCGTTGAAGTCCACAGCTGCGATGTTCGCGGCCAGCGAGGTCTGTGCCAGCGTGCAGTCCTTGCCCAGGAAATCCACGGAACCGGTAACGATCTGCTCAGCCGTTACGTCCAGGTTGAACGTGTTGGCGACCATGCCCGGAAACCGGAAGAACTGCATGACGTCCATGTGGGCGCGTTCGATCGTGAGAGACTTCTGAGTCACGCCGTTCTTGAGCACGTTCGTGTCCCAGGGGTTGAAGAACACGCTCTCCAGGATGGTGTCCAGCGTGCCGTAGGAGAGCTCGAAGTTGAAGCCTCCGGCGTTTGCCATGGACACGGCTACCAGATCCGAGGAGTTCCGATCGGACCGGATCTCATTGGACTTGACCGTGCCGACGTTGTGATCGAGAGACTCGCCGGTGAACCGCAGGGCCTGCATGGTCGGGGTCGCAGGCGTGACTCCCCAGGTAGTTTCAGCGACGTATCTTAAACCAGTTCTGTTTGCATCAGCGTTTGACATTTTGAATACCTCTTAATAAGCGTTGTCTGTAAAAAAATTTATACTGACTATGACCAGATACCATCCATTGTCCTCCCCCATCTCATGGACGGTCGCCTCCTTGCACCGCACGCCAGAGAATTCCTTTGCACGAAATATCGCTGCGGCAGTCTCTGCCAGTAACAGCGCCGGCCTCACGCCAAGATGCAACTTCGTACGAATGTGGATGCTGATAACGCCCGGGCGCCTGAACAGATGCGTGTGGCCGTCAAAGCCCTTGTGCTTCTCGATGCTGTGGCGCACGTACAGCTCCACGTAGTTTACAGTCGGTTCCGTCAAGCTGACGTTCTCGTACTTGATCGGCGTAGTGGTCCCCCACTGCGTTGCGAACCGGCTTTCAATTGCTTGTTTGGTTGCGGTTAATGTTGCCATTATGAGGTCCTTAACCAGTTGGCTGTGTTTCTATATACGTAATGGCACCACCATTCTTCGACGGCGTATGCCCACGGCGTAGAATTCGAAATATAGATCTTCTTTGCGTCCCCAAGATTCCGCAATACCGCCAGACGTTGAGGTATCAGCATCATGGCGGCTGCCCGCAGCTGTTCTCTGTCGGCTGCTTCTACCTCGAACCTGTTGCTTTCAACACCATAAAGCTCCATGGGTTTCAAATTCGTCCAGCTTTCGTCCAGTTTATCGAGAGTCAATCTGTGACTATGAATATAGGATCCGCTCCAAACCGGAGACAAATAATGAAGTAGTTCATATGCTTCAGATACAGTGCTGACCAGTTTCTCTCTGCCTTTTTTTTCAACGAAATTTTTGACGTTGTCCAGATTGCGTACCGCCATCACTTCACCTCGCTGCATTGCAGCACCCACGCTGCGAACGTGGTCTGTGCGTCGATCTTCTCCACGCAGAGACTGTCGCCGGTCGATGCGATCGCGATCAGGTCCTGGGGCTTGGCCGTGAATGTCTGCATGTACCTCGGTATGATGACCATGATCACGGACTTCAGCGCAGTCGTGTTCTGTACGTCCTGCACGTCCTGATTGTACCGGACGGCTTTGCAGGCATAATCCGTATTGTTCGCAGTCACTGTACCGGCAGCCGGGTCGTACGTCTGTTCGCCTACGCTGGAGAACACCGCATCCTTGCAGATGTCTCCGAGCGCGAGGATCCCGTCGTACGTGGCCTTGGTTATGGCAGCTTCCAGACTCATACTCGGTACAGCCTCCGAATGCTGGACGTTGACGTGGACCCGTAGAATTTGAGCATGCTCCAGACGCTGGCAGGCATGGCGGTCTTGCGGTCGGCCTTGTCCACCACGATCTCAATCGGTCCGACGACCAGCTCCTTGAATCCGGACAGCCCGGACGAAAGCTCCAGGTCCTCACCGATCAAGTATCTGGCATACTCCGCCGTGGCGTTCTTCAGCCAGGTCGGAACCGTACCGGATCCAATCGAGTTTCCTCCGCGGTCATACAGGCCGGAGCGCGGGAACTCTAACGCCTGGGTCGAGGACGTCTTGTAGCCGGCGAAGTCAATCTTCTCGTCAATCAGGCGCGTGGCCCACTGGAGCGCGGCTTCCTTGTCGTCATCGTCTGCGTCGTCCCATATACTGGTGTGCAGTCGCGCCTCATGGTACAGATCCGCCTCGTCCACGGAGCTGTACGAGTTCGAGTTGGTCAGCCCTGCGCCTGTCTCCAGTATCAGCATTATTTAATCCTCACGTATTGAAAGAAGAACGGATGCTCGCGCCCGTTGTCGGTCGTGATCTCGAAGATCAGCGTAGCCTTCTGGTTCGCATAGTCGGATCCCGGGTACTCGAACACCACGTCCACCGTCGTGTCGTCCACAACAACTGGCACTTCGTCCGCGTCGATCAGATCGTCCGTAATCTCCGTGAACGCCGTCAGATCGCTGCCGGGTTTGACGTTTCCGACGAAAGCACGGACCGTGACGGATGCGATGACCTCCGTGGATACCGTCAGTAGATCCGTGAAGTCGAAATTGAACGGACCCCACTGGTCTGAGCTGTACCGGATCTCGATGTCCTCGTTGCTGAAATCGTTCATATATTGATAATCTCCTGCAACGTCGCCTTGACCGACAGTTGATGGTAGTAACCGGGACAAGCCCGAACGAACA